TCTATCATACGCTTTATTATACCAACTAGCTGCATCGTATCAATATTGTAATGCGTTTCAAGATTATATGCGCGTCTGCCTTTGCGCCTGATAATGGCGGTACGGTCATCACCCATGCGAGCTGGGTCAATTCCTATAACCAGGTTTGATTGACTGTCCACTTTGTTTTTTCGGGCGCGTATTGCATGCTCCACTTGGATAAACGTATCAGTAATAGATGATAGGAATGCCTCAACATCGGTAAACGGATATTCTTGCCGAAACTTTCGGCATTTTTGCTCCGTATCGCCCTTAAAGTCTTGTAGCTTAATACGCCTCCAGTTCAAATGCCCGGGTTTAAGGCCATTAGGTCCGAACTGTTCAAGCCAATCAATTTCCTCATCGGTAGGCACAAAGTTAGGATCGTCAATACAATATTCATCCTGCCAATACCAGGGCACAAAGATTGCCTGATATCGGCTTGCACCATTCTTTGCTTCTTGCCAATCGCTATAAAAATCATTATCAATACCATTAGCCGTTGATTCCTTAAAAACCTCCGTATCCTCCATCTCAGCAACGGTTTGCAATAATCCCATGCTAATACGCGCAGCGTCCTTGTAAAATGCATACTCAGATAAATGCAAATATTGGTTAGTCATAGAGCGACCTATCTCGGCATTACCCGCAGTCCCTACGCGATAACCCGATTCAATGCCATCATACATTAATGTATTGTCATTGCATTTGTCGGGTCGGGGGAAAAATTCTGCGGGTAAATGTTCGCTATAACGCTTGGTCATTCCAAAAATTGCGCGTGTTGCATCGGATGAATGGGTTAGGATGAATCCTTTTTTGCCGCGACGGGTAACAATCTTATGAATGAATCGTGCTTGCACATAAGTTGAGCAACCTTGCTGGCGTCCTTTTAATATTAAAGCCCTAACTTTACCCGTAGCCTCGCGTTGTGCTTCAACCCGTTGATGGATAAATTCTTGCGCGCGATTAAATTTCAATGGTCTTGATACACCGAGTTTATCGTGGATAATGAGGAAGTTTTGGGCAAAGAGTGGTAGGGATTTGAGTATACGTATGAGTTTATCTTCTGACATTTACTTCCTGCTTTCAATGAATGCAAGTATAGAATCAACTTTGTTAATCAATTGCCTAATCTCAGCTTCTGCCAATACATCCACGGCATAATCGCTTTCAATATGCTCCCTGTCTTTTTGTGCTTTCCTGTTTTGGGTCATAAGTATGAAGGGTGCTTGAAATACAGAAATACAGGATAGAATCAAGTTAAGTAAGATAAATGGGTACACATCAAATGAGAAATAATAGAGGTTTAATAATATCCATGTTGCACAAAATACTACGAATGAAAAAATAAATGTCCAGCTTCCACCGAATACGGCTATTAAATCAGCTGCGCTGTCTTTGAATGATAGCTTTTGAGTCCCTTCATTCATTGAATTTATCCTTGAATTATCTATTAGCCAGTCCTTTTAAAGCCGAGTTATATTGATTCATAATCTTTTGAGTTAAATAGAATAGGTGAACGCATTGCTCGCAGTTATTGGATTCGTTAAGTTTTTTAAACAATTTTCCGCAATGGTTACAACGCTCTAATGTCACTCAAAAACCTCCCACTCATCCGACATAACAAGAAACAAGTCTAATTGAGGCGTATGACCATGTTTACATGATTTAATTTTAAAAGAAGGTCTCATATCAGGATGTTCGTATTCTCCTTTCATCTTTACGATAGATACAGTATCAATTTTTGAACCCATGATAGAAACATAGCATCCTTGAAACCATACATCCTCATCCATTGAAGGATGTTTTATTTTCTTACCTAATCTTAACTGTGCGAGTGCATCTTCAAATATCATTCAACGAGCCTATCTATAAATTTATCAAGTAATCTTATTCTATGTAATTCATTACAGTAGTCCATAAAATTAGAGCAAGACCCAGCATTAATTGCAAGTTCATAGATATAAATCTCATTAACCTGGAGATCGATATCATTTGCATTTATTGCGCTGATAACCATTACAGCATCTATTGCCACCTTTCTTTTATCAAGGGATAAAATAGCTTGGTATAAATGTTCTAGAACTGAGCTGGCAAAATGATCGGAACTTATTATTTCTTTTGATATTTTAATTAGCGATCCGTCTAACAAGAGTGCTCCAATAATATTCCTCTCTAAATTATCTGTATCATATAAACGTATATCCATCATTCAACCAGCCTATCTATTAGTTTTTCGACCAAGGATTCATTAAAAGTAGGCTCTTGTTTTTCTTCTTTATAGTCAGATCGAAATCTATTTTTCATCGTGAACATCCAAGATGTGCCAGCAAATTTATCAATCTCACCTTTAACGCCTTGCTCGCCTATATCTTCCCAGTACGCCTGACACGCGTCTTTTCCTCTTTGCAGAGCACGTGCAAATTCAGGGTGTTTATCGCGCCAGTCATAGATCGTGTCACGACAAACACTCAGATTAGTAGCAACACGCGCAATACTTTTCCCCTTGGAGAGTAATTGCTCTGCTATTTCACACATTGCCTCATTATAGACTTGATCTGCCATTATAGTGTCGATACCTTTAATTATGGACCAGCTTGTTCATTACGCTTCTCACCGCGCAATTCACCACCCGCTTCACCAGGCTCACAATATTGTGGTTGTTCACGATTTTGTTCCTCAACTAATTTACCATACATAGAGGGCACACCGTTATAATGCGTATTGCCCTCATCCGCATAATCAGTAGTGTAATCCGTTACACCAGTTCTTGATTCTCTCATTGTCATCACTCCATGTGAATAATTATTAATCGATTAATAATAAAGCAATATAACAATACCACAACCTAAACTTATCCACAAATTCAGTTAATAACTCATGTATTAAATTATTTTATATAATAAGTGTTGACATATAATAAATGTTGGTATATTATATCTTTATCAACTAACAAGAGGAAATGAAAAATGAAACAAGAAATAATTGAAATGCTGCTACACAAAGAATATGAAGATTTATTGAATACTGCGTTATTAGTAAGTAATACAGATAAAGAGGCGTTTGATTTTTTAAATGATTTACACGACAAAGCAGTTTCTAAATTATGGGATAGAAAAAGAGACAGAGCGGCCTAAAGGTCGCTTTATCAACTAACAAAATGAGGATAAAGAAAATGAGTATCGGTAGAATAATAAAATCAGAATTAAAAAGAGCTTTTCCTAAAATAAAATTTAGCGTTACGAGCGACTATAACAGCGTGCGTATTAATTGGGTTAATGGTGTAACCACGGCTATGGTGGAGGAAATAACCTCAAAATATAAGCTAGGACGTTTCGATGGTATGACCGATAGCTATGAATATACAAACAGGCGATACGATATACCGCAAGTAGATTATGTGTTTTTAAATAGGACAATAAGCGAAGATATCTACGAAGAAAAATTTAAAGAATTTAAAGATTATTATTTATCATGGGAAAACTTAACAGATATGAACGATTGTAGCGTACCAATGGAAGGATATTGTCCAAAAGGATTTATAAGACACAAACTTTCAGATGTTTGTTTGTAACAAAACTTAAGGCAGCGTAAAAGCTGCCTACGACTATAGGAGTAACTAAACATGAACATACTAGACTTAGCATTTAAATATAACATAGACATTGAGCATGACGGCGACTTTGACGGAGGATGTTATCACGTAAAAATGAACTATCTAACCGGAACGCACATGGACGTAAGCGATACAGAAGAAAAGATAGTATTAAAACAGACAGATATGTATGAGCTTTTTCATGGAGCTAAAAAACTGGTTAAATTATTAGAAAAACATGTCATGGAGGATAACTAAAAATGAAAACAATCTCAAACATAACTCTATACGAGCTGATGGCACAGGGTTTGGATGTATGGGTTTCGCGCTCTAATAAACAGGGGTTTAAGATCGAAATAGACGGCGAAGACGGTCAATCTCTGGTATGTGATGAGCCAATACATCCTTATGCTGCCGAATCCTTTGCAGATTTTTGTAGAAGTTATTTAGCAAGCTATGATAGGGTTATTGAGCAGGATAATAACATAGGAGCAAGGAATGCTTAAACGTTTAAAATGTATGCTTAAAGGCCATCAATTTTTGATGAATTATAACCCAATTAAAGGATGTTTCTATCAATCTAAAGCTGACCTTTGCACCTGCTGCAAATCAAAAAGAAAGTCTAGCTTTTAATCACTTTAACACCTAATGCACTATTGCCTTTAGGTGTTGCAACTCCCTCAAAGGACACGCTATCACCATCGTGAAGCGTCTTAAATCCCTCTGATTGAATCTCTTTGTAATGCACAAAATAATCCTTACCCTGAGATTCAATAAATCCAAAACCCTTGCTTTCCGAAAACCACTTTACTTTACCCTGTTGCATTGAATAACTTCCTGGTTAGTTAATAAAATCCATTTTAATAGGCCAAAACTCAATTTCTAGCTATTTTTGCCATTACCCCTATACCTTCGCATAGGTAATTCTTTGGGTGACGTATAACGCAAATTTGAGCCATCTGCGTAACTGTACATTCCTCTTTCTTTCCAGACTAAAACATGACATTCAAGCTCATCATCTGAAATAAGACCTTGTAACATATCCTTTTTGTCCTCAACACTCAAGAGTCTTGTTGATATTAATCTAGGGGAAACGCCAAGTTTAACTCCTAAATTAAATAGCTTTTTCTTGCATTGTTCTGGGGTTGGCATTTAAATTTTCCCTATAGTTTTGAAGTCTTTCCTTGAGACTTTGATAATTACCACCTGATTTAATAACTTCCTTTATTTGTCTTGCCATTTTTCCATCTTCGATGATTTGTTCTTGTTTTTTACGTTCGTAAGATTCCTCTTTTTCTACAATAGATTTAAAGCTAAATCCTTTAAATCCATGAGGGGTTTTCCATTTTCCATTCTTTATAAGAGGGATTGCCATTTTTACAGATTCAATAGGTAATCTCTTGTTTTTGAACTCTTCTGAATAATATAAAACCTCTTCAACTAAATCTTCCAAAGGTTGTTTCTTAGTTTCGGAAACTAGGACGGTAACATAGTTTTTAAAATCAGAAAAAGAAGAAAAAATAAGGTCTTCTCCCTTTGGATTCCTTTGATGATTCAAATGATGATTCTGTATCCCATTTTTGGGGGGGGT